TCATTGTCATTTTATTATCTCCAATATTCTGTCAGGGGGGGGAAATGATGGAGTTATATATAAATGATAATGAGAAAAAAACGAAAGTCAATTATATTTGGTGAGAGAACGCCCTACTAACCAGTACAATTTATCAGGTCTAATGCAGCAACTGTCATGGGCGTGGCCTCATTATCAGCGTAGTCGCCTGCTCCGTCATAAGCCCAAACAATGTTCTCACCAACCTGAGGAATCCCAACCCACGTAACGTCATACTCAACCAGAATTGACCCCGATCCAGTGACGGAATCAATAGTAGCAACCTCTAGCGTACTATTGTTTGTGATTGTTACGCCATTAGGTATTGTGACCTCGGTAAACACAATGACGCCACTAAACTCCACTGTAACTATACTCATGAGAACACCTCGAATTTATAACAGGCAACCCCTGTCGATAAGCCGTAAAGACCACATTTTGTCGATTTGTTAAAGGCTGTGGTTACATAAGTTTTTGGAGCTGAAGGAGCATCAACCCTGCTCACGGTTATATCTCTTGGAGTAACAACGACTTTTACTGTCTTGCGTCCGGCCTTACCACTATGCCAAATCTCATCTACCTGCCGTGAATACCCTTTTTTGCCACCACCAACAAAAGCTTCGCCGCTCCCCTGAAACATGTAGTAGTCCTGAACTGAATCAAATCGAACGACGATGCCACCGGCCCTAATATCAGCAATCACCGTATATGAACTAACACCAACATCAGTAATAATCATGTCTACTTCAGCTTTTTTAATGACGCCACTTTTACCTGTCAATTGCCACGTTGACTGAGTGGCCGGTGTGACTGGCGCAAGAGGCCTTCCCTTCTCTGGCTTATACTCAGTAATATTTCGACCGGCAGCGCCGTCAAACTGAGAAGAGTGCAATACACCGGCACAATCCTTTTTCCCTGTCCAACCGGCAATGGGGACAATTAACCCTGGTTGGCATTTATTGTTAACCCAGAAAACGTATCTCCTGTCGGAGTAAGCAACACCTAATAATTCTACCCACATATCTTCGTTCGTGGCGGGATTCATCCCCTGAGACAAAAGATATTCACGCTCGGCATCCTGAATACAATTTGAAGTTGCTCCATTTGATTGATAGTAAGCTAACTTGCATTCGTTATATGTCATGATTTATTACCTATGCTGCTCTCTGCCAAATGGGGACTGATTTGTATGGAGGTAGATTCTTGCCGGTCACACTCTCACCTATCGTACTAATCGACCCACTAGGTGTTCCTGCTGAAACGGATGACGTGTTAGAAGTACCAGGGACTATTGGTGACGAACTGCCGGTTGTTTTTGACCCTAAAGATTGACCAGCCCATGTGTGGTGATGGGCTGGCAAAACGTTACCGCTAAAAACATGGTTATGACTTGGGATAATAGCGTCAGCACTACCACCTGTTGAATCAGTTGGATAAGTCGCTGACGCCCCAATGAGCATCACATCTTCCACCGACACCCATGTTCCTGTAATAGTACCGTTTGGATTCGGGCCAATGAAGTATGAGCCAATAGGGTGAGTATTATTTAATGCGGAAGCGACAGCCGCATCAACATAGTCTTTTATTTCCTGTATCGACTCGCCACCATCAGCTGCATTGTTGCCAGTGAATATACAAATATTGTTGTCAGTAGCTGACGGTATTGGCTTGTCTAATTTTTTTGGCAGCTCAGTATCAACCAGCGCTGTAATTAAATTACCTAGACTTGAATCACCTGCCGAGATGGCCGCTTGTACATTTGCGCCCAGAAAATAATCTAATGCAGCATCGTCAAATACAATATCACTCGCGTCACCAACCTCAGTCAATCTTGGCCAGTGATACCAGCCTTCATAAATTTCGTGGCCATTAGGTTGTGTCTGTCTTTCAAGATATAAAATACCATCACCTTTTTCCACTGCAATTGGTGAGGTTGTATCTGTTTGATCATCGGCTTGCATATTAATTGAGCCGGACAAGGGGGGTGACGGATCTCCCGCCTCCCCCATAGTAATGACATAAATGTCGCCATTATTAAAAGGCCCACCAAATAATTCTGTTGGGCTGCGATAGTCTGCACCAGGTGTACACACGTATGGGGGAGTCCCAACAATATCTTCATTCTTAGGGCATTCATCATCACCACGAAAAGCCCCCAACGTATTGACGCCTTGAACAGTAAAAACTTCGGGTGGTATTTTTCCGTCTACCAATTGAACTAAACCATTTTGAACATTCGTAGGCTGCACAAATAATTCAGGATTATTCGCGTCACTCGCATCAATACCCAGCATCACTGGCGAACCACTTGAACCGTCTTGTCTTATGGTAATCGTGGCCACTGCATCATCAAGTGGAACCGCGTCAACGACGCCGACACTGCCATCAGGATTAAACTTTAAATATTTATTTGCACGAACCGCAACACTGGGAGTGGTGGGGGTAGTTTTATCCCCTAAAGGAAAACGAATAGAACGCTTAGTTGCGTCGTCACCCTGTTGAATTAGCATGGTTATTTTATCCAGCGCACCCTCATGAGTTTCAGCTGGGAATGCGTCGAAAGGCTGATAGTCAACTTCCTGTGTTGGTGGAACCAGCCTAGCCAATGTAACAACAGTGGCCGCTATCAGCGGATCATTTAAAACAACCGTGCCACCAGCGGGATTACCTGGATCATGAATAGGATCGCCGAACTCCCAATCCCCTTGACTCTGTGTTACGCCATCAAAGATTACATTCAGGTCTTCTTTTTGATCGACACGAAAGTTAAACACAAAGGTATCCTGTGGTGGAACACCGTTATAAGTAATGCTGACTGTTGTTGTTAATAATGTCATTTTATAACTCCGCACTTAGGTTGCAGGAGAAGTTTGTATAGTAATTAACTTCACGCCCAACAGCAGTTAGTCTCTCTGAAAACAATACGGTTTTATTAGGGTTTGTAGTTGATGGTTGATGTACTGTAGCTGACGAATCCCCACCAGAATTATAGTAGTTTAACGAATCAAAGTACCACGCTGAAATAGCAGGAATAGCCCGCATCGTAACAGGAAAACAAAACTCGCCGACTGATCGACCGCCGCCTGATGTCGACATGGCACCCTGACCACCATCTACTCTTAGGAAGAATCGTTGGCACTTAGCTAATTCACTCGCTATATCTGGATACTCAAATGGTGTGGGTGTATTTCCAAGTTCAAGCTTTACGTTTTTGAGTGTGCCGTTACCGAAAGTAAAATATTCTTTTGCGAAACTTGATGTACCACTTGCAAGCGTTAGAGTTACAGGCGAACTTAGCTGTTCAGTCCATACACTTCCATTCGCTCTATAATATATGACTTGCGCTGAACCTTCCCAGCTTAAAGTTACTTGCTTATCAAATCCTTCATCTGCCATTGGATATTGAAGACCTACTGCACCGCTGGCACCACTAATTGTTATAAATCCATTTACATCTGGAAGCGTTGCAGATACACCTACATTATTTGCTTTCCACCTATCGAAACTATATGAATTCAATCCTATAGCACCGCCTGCAAACCCGCGTTGATTAATTAAAAACGTAGGATTAATAATATAATTTTTATTACTGGGCACAACAATATCTTGGCTCTGTCCTACCCTAGCCCATGCATTATCTGGATCACCATTAGACACGGCCATAGTGCATAACCATATGACACCATTAGCATCTGTATATTGATCATTTAATGCGGGTGCTGTTGGAAAATTTATTGCCATGTTTTTATCTCCTAAAGCTCTGCGTCTGCTGTAAACATAAACAAGTTACCAAAATAAGGTGTCGCATATGCGCGAACCAACAAATGAGATTGTGTAAGGTAAATTGCATTAGGCGCTTGGTTATGTGTTTGCGTACCCGTATTATTAGCAACCGTCATCTTGCCTTCGTTGCCAGCAAGATCCCAGACTGTAATAACCGGCCTCGCCCTCAACGTAACTGGGAAGAAGTATGGTGTACTTGCTACACCACCTGAAGCATCACTACCCCAAAATGTTTGGTAAGCATAGGTATTAGGTACAACCCCGCCAATAGGATATGCCTCTGTGTAGCTAGTGGTAAAGTACCGCTGACACTTAGCTAATTCCGTTCCAATATCTGGATACTCAAAAGGTGTTGCTACGCCGCCAATTTCCAACTTAACGTTTTTAAGAGTGCCGTTACCAAAATAAAACTCTTCTTTTATGCCACCATTATTTCCAGCTAATAAAGTCATAGTTAAAGGTGAACTAACATAAGCTGGGAGGATACCGCCGCTCGCTCTATAATAAGATGCTTGTGCTGTACCTTCCCATGATAATGTCACTTCCCCAGTAAAACCAAAATCTTCAATACGCTGTATCAATGCTTTCGCATCAATGTCTTGGCCACTTATAGTAATAAAACCATTTACATCCGGAAGCGATACTGATATATCATTTGAGTTAGTTGTCCACCTATCAAAAGTATATGCCGCACTAGTTGCACCACCAGCAAACTGTCTTTGATTAATTGAAAACGTTGGATTGATAATGTAATTCTTTTTAGCTGGTGACTCGATACTTTCACTAGTTGCAACGTCCTGTACCCACTGACTTGAATCACCATCGCTATACCAAGTAAATGTTTTACCTGTCGCCGTATTAAACCAGATAGGAAAAGTTCCTTTATCTACTGGTGGGGTATCAGCTTGCCAAACACCTGCACCACCACCTGTACCAATTTCTTTCCACGGGTTGGCCCACACAGCCCCAGTTTGTGCACGATAATAAATTCGGTCGCCACCCATTTGAGTTGCTAACTGACAAAAATCTGCGCCAACCAAATACGTTTGAACATTGAACGTTCCATCAAATGGCCTATTAAGTGAACTAACGCCGCCAGCATATATACCTGCTTTAATAACAGCATCGTAATCATCACTAGGAAAACTCTGAGATGATAGTGATCCGTTTATTGCAGTAAGTGCTAGGCTATTTGCATAGCCTGCACTGGCCATCTCAGTCCAGCCAAACCATGTAGCGTCCTGTCTTGGTCTGAACCACATCCTAGTCTCACCGTTATTATCTTGCCCATATATAACTTGAGTAAGATCGACAGCCCCGACTACGCTGTTCGCTGGCGCTGCGCGAAATACTGATAACATATAACGAGCGCCCTGAGCCAACGTTGCTGGGCCGTTGCTATGCGTACTAGTTGCAGCAATACCTTGATGAAATGACTTAGGTACTAGGTATGCTTCGTCGTTAAAGTCAACAATTTCTGGAAGGGTGCCACCTGCATTACTATCGTCAACGTAATCTTTACGTGTTACATGCGAAGGTGCCGATGGAGTAAATTCTACGTTTACATGATTACAATGTAATGCACCTGCTTGATCAAGCGTAAATGTGTTTAACGTCGCTCCGGCAGCATCGTGCATTGTTAACGTAAACTGTTCAGTGGAATAGTTATAACGAAGTCGTGCCCGCGTAACGTCATCAGAACCTTGAAATAAAATATCACTCAATGACGTGTTTGTAGATTTAATTGTAAGTTGTGTATCAGGTCTGGTTAAAACTGTTTTGCCAGCTAACTCTAATGTCTTATTAGCGTTATCTATGCGTATTGCACATAGCGCAGTAGACCATCCACCTATTACTAAAACACCTGTATCAGCAGCACCTTTATTGAAAGCTAGTAATATGTCGTCTTCAATAACTGATGGATTTGAAGCGCCACTTCCTAGCTTTAAAAGGTATGTTAAGTTATTTGCGTTATCAGCCTGCGTTAGATTTATATGCGGTATGTTGTGCAATGCGGCAAAGTGTATTGCAAGAGCACCTGACATTTGATCGCCGGTCCTTTGAACAGCACCGTTAGCCAGTCCTTCAGTTATAACGACTCGCGCATCTAAACCTGTAATTGCATTTTCATTATCTTGGATCGCACCTTCATTTATAACAACTCGCGCATCTAAACCTGTAATTGCATTTTCATTATCTTGGATCGCACCTTCATTTATAAAAACCTGTGCATCTAAATCACGCAAGGCCAAATCAACATTGGTAGATGTTGGCTCAATTACCTCTGTAGCTACAGCGTTAAATGCTACATCTATCGCATCACCTGCCTGAACTGATCTAACCCACAAATACCAGCCTTCATAAACCACATGGCCGTTAGGATGAATAAGATATTCCAAATAAATAAGGCTATCACCTACATTAACCTGAACAACTTGCTCTACACCTGTTTCATCATCAACCAATAAATTCACATCACCGAATGTGGGTGGCGATAAATCTCCAAGTTCACCATATGATGTTAGATATATGTCACCGTTACGGTATGGCCCACCTAATAATTCTGTCGGGTTTCTGTAATCTGGATCGACACAACCTGGATCAGTAACTAATTTAGGACATTCATTATCGGCACGGAACGTGCCCAGTATACGAATCGTATCGACTTCTAATAACTCATTCGGTATTTTGGCGTTTACTAATTGAACTAATCCTGTTCCCACATTAGTAGGTTGTACAAATATTTTAGGATTATTTAAGTCTAAATTATCCACACCGATCATTGATGGAGAACCGCTAGAACCATCCTGCCTGATAGCAACTGTTTTAACATAGTCGCCTTCTTCTACCGTACCGTCGGCTAAAGAAATATCACCGTTTTCATCAAAGAAAAAATACTTTAATTGACGTGTAACTGCGTCCGGTAGAATCGGATCAGAATCATCACCAAATGGAAAACGAACACTGCGGGTAACAGCGCTACCATTTTGCTGAACTAGCATGGTTAATTTATCTAACGCACCTTCATGTGTCTCTGCGGGGAACGCATCAAAAGGCTGATAATCAACCTCCTGTGTCGCATCAATGATTCGACCCAGTGTCACAATCGCACCGGCAGCTAAAGGCGTATTTAAGACAACCGTACCACCAGCATTACTACCCAGTCCTGTGATCGTCCATGACGATGGAACTTGCTCAGTACCATCGAGAGAAACATGCATGTCTTCTTTATTATCGACACGGAAGTTATAAGCGAATGTATCCTGACCTAATGCGCCGTTATATTGAATAGCTGAATTGGTTGTTAAGACTGTCATTCTCTCACCTATAACTTAATGGGTTGAAAAAGGTAACCACGATCTTCATCTCTTTTTAATCTTGATTCGCGTTTATGTAATTTACCTATGTAATCAGGATCAGCAATCTGGCTGATTGTTTGATAAACATAACGATCAAAAACTAATTTTGTATACCAAAGCTGCGACGGCATATTTTTTCTAACCTCATCTGTAAGCGTCGAACCAAAGCTTTGTAATATTTTCTCGAAGGCTTTTTCATCCTGGTTGATTGCGGCTACAAACGCTTGCTGTGTATGCGCTAATAGCAACCGACCTAAAAGTGTTTCCATTGCTGCTGCTGATGGCCCAGCTAATGTAGCTACCATTGATCCACCAAAACGACTCTGATCCTTAAATATAAAGTCTGCAAAAATGCCAAGCCCACCTCCCTGCGCCGCTGCTCTCAACCATGCTGCACCTGTAGTCATATCCATTGTTTCTTTACCGGCCACAAGTTCTTTTATTTGCGCGGCCATCATACCCATCGTAGTTAAAGTAACAAAAGTTGAAGCTAGATATGCAGCGCCGCCTGCCTTACCGAATTGCTTTGCAAACTCAATCTGATACAACAGAATTGAAATACCGAACGATTTAAACTGCCCCCCTGACCTCATTCCCTCACCGTAAATTGTTCCTGATTCTGATCCCTGTCTCATTATGGCCCTTACTTCTACGTCCGGCGCTGGGATTGCACGATTGGCTAACACATCCATCATGTTCCCAACCTTCATTTGTAGCTCCATTGGAAGTTCGCGCAGATCAATATATTTAGCACCGTTAACAACTTGTTTCTTTGATTTTGCTAAAGACTTCCAGTCCGCTTCATTAATGCCGGACTCCTTCAGCATTCTTAAATTACTAGCTGATAGATCCTTCCATGCTAAACCCTCGACGTTTGCCAAATGACCTAATGCTGATAACTGAATTGAAGATCGGCCCACTTCAGTCATCTTGTTTAAACCAGATAGACGAATAAACCGATCAGGTACAGCGGCAAATTTACCCCATACGGTATTTGCATCCACCTCACCGTAACGCGCTAACCCACTGGCAATATCAATTACATAATCCGCGTTAACCATGCTCTGTAACAAGAACTGCTTTTCAGCCTTGCCACCGCCAGCCATATGCTTTAAAAATATCATGGTGGTCTTAAATATAGGTAATCCATTAATAGCGGATGTTATTACTAGCGTACCCTGATCACCAATGGCTGAAATAGCTGCGCCACCTAATTTAGAAACATTAATCGCACGTAACGTTTCAAAACCTTGTTGAATTTTATTATTAGTACCAGATAGCTCGCCGGTTAATTCCTTCATTGTATTATCGGCACGACCAATCAAGCGTTGATTCTTATGGCCTGCTTTTTCTGACGCTTTCGAGCGAACGTAATTATATCCGGCCCCTGGATTCGGGCCGAACTGTCGCATCAAAGCGGTCTCTTGTGCGATCCCCATAACATGCGTAATCATGGATGAATAAATATTGTCCTCACCAAATTGTTTTTGATAATTCAAATAACTTTCACCTGTCTTAAAACGAAGAAAACGCGTTCTATTCTGTACGCCTCTGGCCACACGAATGTCCTTATAGCCAGCCGCTTCCCAATCCATTTTAGATGCACCATTCGTTACAATGGCGTCATACATTGACTCAAGCGCTCCGCGCAATCGCGGGTCACCTGACGTAAATGATTCACCAGTTTCGCGGTTAATCATATTATCAACGTCCAATACGCCCTCTTCCATTAAGCCATCAACCCATGATGACTTATCGACTCGACGAATTTTTAAAGCATTATGGTTTTGAGGCAAATTCCAGTGATCATTTTTTCTAATAGTGCCGCCCATTTTTGTGTGCAGCGCTACCAGTTTGTCGTTAGCTTTGATGAATGACTGTGCGAACGCTTTTGCTTCTGCATCACCAGTTGATTCACTGAATATTTCTTTAACAATATTCAGTCTCATGGTGTTATCAACCTGCCATGCATTTGATGTTCTAGGCATGAGACTTTCCATCATGTCTGACATTTCAGAAAACGCAAAACGAGAATATTGATTTGCCATTGTTTCGACTGACTTAATGCCTGACGTACCCGTTTTATCGAATGCGAGCAAAGACATTAATCCATTTTGAGGGCCACTAGGATGTGTGTTAATCGCCTTCATTGCGCTATCAATTGCAAGTAACTGAATCTTGGCCTGCTTTACTTTGAAGTTACCTTCATCAATTGCAAGTTTCATCTGTTCTTGGAACTGTATTTCACTCAGGTTATCCTGCCCTTTTAGCATCAGAGTTAGTTCATCTTCAGTGAACCCGTTTTTAATTAGGCAATCTCTTGTACTCATATCGCTTGCCCCAGTAAACAGGTTTCAGCTTGCTTCAGTTTTGCTGTCCTCTTTTCTATCTGGCCAATTGCGTTTTGGACATCAGCCTTCCCCGCCCTCACAACATCATCAAGACCAAAATAATCTAACCCGATGTCACTATCATCAAGTTCGCGCATTGTGATTTCTTGCATCTCTAAATTATCTTTCATCATGGCTTCAAATTGTTTATCGAGTACCGAATCATCAATCACATAATCAATTTCTTCCTCTTTAACTGGTGAGGGGGTAGCGTCATTTACTCGCGATTCAGCTGCGGCTACGTTTTCAAAATGCTCTTCCGCCTTAACGTTTTTAGGTACGCTATTTAACTCGTTCTCATAATGCTTTAAATATGCCTCTGTTTCGGGGTCATCTGCTACAGTCTTTGCAGTTTTTCGAGTCAGAGACATCAGTGTTGCAACCTGACTAGCTGTGATTTTTTCACCTGTAGGCTTTTCATAAATAGCCTTAACATCGTCATAAGCTGTTTTTCCATACTGCTTAATAAATTCCTGTTTTTGTTTAGCTACTTTTTGCTCCGCCTCAAACGTGCGCTTAAACTTAGTGCCTTTTGCGATACCCGCAACACCAGCCGTCATCACCCCCACTGATACAATATTAGTAAGCGCGTCACCCCATGTCATATCCACGCCAATATCTTCGTGCCAATTAAAAACAATAGGTTGAATTGCTGCCTCGGTCGCCATGTTTGCGCTACCAACAATACCGCCAACCATTGCGGCGCGACCTAAACGAGTCGCGGCTTGTGATAACTGATAAGCCGCTCGCCCCAACATAACGGCCTCCAATGGAATCGCGGCAAGACCAGCCGGTTCTAGTACATAGCCATGCAATGAACCCGCAAATTCCCCCATAAAGCCAACGCCGGACTGACGATCAAATGTGCTTTGCGCAATCTCCCTTCGCCGCTTAACTGCGTCACGCATTTCTGCATCGACTTCTTTATTCGTTTTAAAATTAGTCCCGTGTTTTCTGTTTTCGTACTCAGCCATTGCGCTATAATCAGGCATTTTTATACCGCGATTATCTGGTGTAACAAATGACATCCATTCATCATCGCTAATCAATCCACTTTTCCGCATCGACCGTAATTCTTCGTCACGATCCGCTGTATTAAAGTCACCACCTACATGGCCATAAAACGGTATATCAAAACCTCTAACAAATGATTCTGATATAGATAGACTTTGATCAATCGTTTGACCAATCCCCATCATATAGTTTTCCGAAAAACCAGTAGGCAGTTTTGGGCTGTCTGTGAGATTTGCATTCACATTTTCGTCAAATTGGCGCTGTTCTGTTTCATAACTCACTCTTAAACTCAAACCAACTTTTAGTTCGCTTAGTCGGTGCATTGCGATTATAAATATATCTAAATGGAATTGATTTCCCTGCTTCAAACTTGCTTTTCATTAGATATTCGCCAGTTGCATCTGCAATTAAATATTCACCCCGTGTTAATGATGGTTTTAATTTTAAATCACCTTCACGTATGGCCTGTAAAACATCCTTTGACTCCATACCCATTACGCCGCCCAACTGATCAATGTACTTATAATCCACGTTATTAATCCAATCTTCAAAACTATCCGCATCCAATTCATTATTCGGTAACAAAAAGTTTTTGCTGTCATACTCGACGACGTTACCAACCACTGTTTTTATAGCCTCCTTAACCCAGTCTTCATCAACATATTCTTCTTCTCGCACCCCATTATCATTAGCCATCTTTGCGTAATAATCTTTGACCGCTTCGCGATATGATCGCAATTCTGTGTTTAACTTAAAAACATCGGCTAGTTGTGAATTTATTTCACTATCAGTATCTTCTGGAACCAGCTTTAAAGTTTTGTCTTCGCGTAACTTTTTCCCCGCGTCAATGTCATTAATAATCTCATTGTCGCCACGTTCAATAATATCTGCATAAACATTTAAGTTGCCTGCATATTTCTTATCAATCTGTGTAAAAATTTTGTCCCGATCTGCTTTTCCCATCACCTGATCTAACACTTCAGTAATAAATTCTGTTTTCTTTTTTATTGTTGCGTTTTTAAATTGACCTGCGAACTGTTCAGCAACAGCATCACTTAGCGGTTGAGCGTTAACTTGGAAATTATTGCTCGCTTTTTTAGATTCTAAAACTGTGCGCGAAAAAAAATCATCATCTCCAGGCTTTGGTGCATCAGACATATTTCGATTCATCCATACACCTGTCGCGTCCTCTCGTACCTGCTTACTAATGTTTCCGCTAATCGTATTTAACTCAGCACGCAATTTAATCGCTTCATTACCGGTTGCCGCGTCACCGATATAATCATTAATCAATCCTTCGTGTTGATCTTGTGGTAACAAAAACATTTCTGTAACAAAAGGCTCTAATTTTTCTGCACGTTTTACTTGTAGCGCAAGCCTATTCAACCCTAGCGCATCTAGTTCAGCCACCATTGACTTAACGCTTCCTACTGGCTGTGGATGTCCATTCTCTAAAGCGAAGACCATGTCGTTGCCGCGTTGGGTTGCCTCTGCTGTGTATACCTTTTGGCCACTTTTAGATCGGGCCTGCATTGAACCCAGTTTTGAACGCAATCTGTTTTGCAAATTAATATTTTGATCTTCAGTTAATGCGCCGCCACTCCCCCTGTAATCATCCTGAGTTAGATCATCAAGCAATGCATTCATACCAGCGACGCTTTCCATCTGGATCATTTTTGCTCCGCGCCATAATTCAATACCCTGCTTATTTTCTTTTAGACGTTCAGCTATCTCAAACTCTGAGCCATCAAAATTTTTAGCCATGTAATCGGCTGTGATAATGTCGCCAGTTTTTACCGCTTCAATTCGTTTGGCGTCAGACTGTGTGCGCACGGCTATACGCTGTTCTTTTGCGCCAGCCAGTCCCGCCTGCCTTACTGTATCCGCGTTATAAACCGAACGTGATCGAATAAAATCTTTTCTATATAATGGGTTGGTTATGCCTTCTGATTTTGCCAGCATGTCACCATTCAATTTATTATTTAATAGTTGCGAGTAGACTTCATAGGCAGGAATGGATCGTCGTGGAACTTGAATTTCTTTTCCATCATCATCAGTGTCTGCCTCAGTCAGACGAACACTTTTATCGACACGGCCCTCCAGCTCATCAGCTGTATAGAATTGTTTAGCTCCATATTCTTCAGTCCACTGAGCCATATCTATCCGTGAACTGGCAACCGCATTATCAAATTCTGCTCTTTCTTTTCGTTCGACAAATTCCTCGGCGACGCTGGCAACATGCTGCGCCACATTAGTTTGCGCTTTAGCTAAACCGCTTTTTGCCGAAGCAATGCGACCTAGTGCAGCTGAACTGGCGCGCCCCATTGTTTGAACTTGCTGTGATTGGAATGCAGGTATTTTCACTTATGCATCTCTTGACGTTGAGCCATAAATTTCGGAGACCCAGCCGCCGCCACTGTCCCACGTTGTTCCGCTATCAAAAAAACCACCTCTACCCATTGCCGACACACCCCCCAACAGACCAGTAATCAAACCAGCTTGTTGTGAACGGCCTTGAATTTTTGTCGCTTGCGATTCTAAAATAGCGGCCTGTTTGTTAAGGCGAATACGCGAAGCGCCTGCTTCCTCCATCCAGTCCATTTCTCTTGACTGTTCTGTTTCCATGTACGCTAAATAATCAGCTGCTGAACCTGAAACTTCTGCACCACTTGCTGCGGTACGAGCCAAAGCTGAACCACGAACCTGTGCATTTTTGTTTTCTTGGCGACGCTTCATTTCGTCTAATTCACGGCGTTCAAGCTGCTCATTTTCTTCAGCCATTAACCTTTGCTGTGCGGCTACCTTCTCAGTTTCTTTTCCTGATCGGTACTGTTGAACACCACCAAAAAGACTACTGGCTGCCGATAAAAACCATAAAGGGTTCACTTAACCACCCCACATATCTGCATCACTCTGACGTCGCCGAGCATCATCTAATTCTAATTGCATGATCTTTTCGCCAAACGCTGTGTTTGCTCGCTGAATCTTGTCCGACATAGATGATTCAAAAGCCAGCTTGTCTTCATCTGAACCAAAACGGTACTTAGTGTATCCCTCAATGTCCGGCCTTAATGATTGTTGATAAGCGAGATAAGCTTCCTTCCCGCCACGTAAATTGCCTGAGTATGTTCGTAATTCGCTGGCCTGCTCTTCAGTAAAATAGCTTTCACCAGATGCTCCCTCAGTCTGGATAGAAAAAACGTCTGCCGTTTCGTCCATATCGGATCTTAACGTGCTTCTTTCAACATTAAGCCCACCTATACGCTCAAAATCCTGTTCAATATATTGATAGGCCTCACTGTTATAAAACTTATCTTCCTGAAGCTGGATTTCTTCCATTGATATATCACGACCACGCGCAACAGCTCCTTGTCTTTGTAGCCAGTCGCTGCCTTCAAAAGATCCGCCACTAGCCGCCATTCTCGCTCGCTCGCTGGCGAGGTTACGTGAGAACGTTTGACTTATCTGTTCGCGCTGTTCACGAATATCTCTAAATTCAGTTGCACCAATATCGTATGACTGTGTTGTGGATTCCGTTAGAATTCGCGCTTCTTCACGGCGACGTTTTTTACTCTCGCTACGGCCAAATAATGAGCCGGCAATACCACCAACAACTGCCCCAACGGGGCCGAACATTGCACCGGCTGAAGCACCTGTCAAAAAACCTGATGTTTGCTCACTTGCCATTACAAATTTTCCACTCCCATTTCGCCGTAGATTGACAACACATTCATTGCGACCGGTAAGTTTTCTTCAATAGTGACCTGACCAAAATCATCCCAACCTAAACTTACAGTTTTAAAATGTTTTGATGCGTTAGGTTCCACGGTGTCCATTGGTGTTGAAGGCGTTCTGTCGGGTGGACGAACGCCGTTAATAATTGGCATTTTAGAATCCAGCATCAAGGCATATACCTGATTCCATCTTTTTTTCCATGATCGGATTTGACTTTTTTGAACGTCAGGGGGGAGCGTTTTAATTTTTGATGTGTAATCCAGCCCCGCATATAATTGATTACCGGTTCGCTGTGTTGTGATCTGACCACCAATGACTAACTGCAAAGGCTCTACTGCACCATCCACCAATGACCTAACTTCTAGTCCTTCCAAATGATCTAAACCAGTTATAGTATCGGTACCACCAGCATCAAACACACCGACATAAGAATCTAAATATTCTCGGCCACCGGAATTCAGTTCGATATCAATTTTACCTGGAGTTCGCTGACCGACGACGACAATTTCACTAATGCCACTATCTCGTCCGGTGGAAACATCCTTTATATCCATACCGGCGATTTGATGTCGCGTCCACGCAATTGTTCCGGCTGTCCGTGCGTATGTCATGATAGCTAATGTGCCATCTTCCATTACTAAGACGAATAAATTATCTGGATGCTGCGCCCAGCATGAGTGGATTGCGATGGGGGCGGTTACGTGTTCTGATATATATGTTAAATCCTGAGACAGCCAATTATTTTCGTTAAACTCATACGCCATTGCTCTTAATTTTCTGCCGTCGGGGGTTAAATAAAAAATCTTTTCTCCAACCTGAACACCGCGCATATTGTTTGAGCCAAATGAGCTTTGTTGTTCCACGTGAAAATCATTCCATGTAATTACGCCGCCAGCTGACGTGATAATGTGTTCGCCATTCTCCGCCCCCACCAGTAAGTTCTTTGTCCCCAATAACCATTCAATGCGACCAAACTCCCTTAAGGTTATTGTTACTCGCGTTGCATCTGTCGGCGCATTAGGATCAAGATTGTCATCAACATTGCTAAAATCCTCATCACTACCTGAAACAGACCCCCACATTGTTTGTCTTTGATCGGGAGTGGCGGCAAGCCAAAGCCTGCCTTCATAATGCGTACCAGTTGCTGGCCAATTAGTATCTGTCCATTCTGCTGGTGGATTGGAAAACGTCACATTGGTTAAGGGCGTAAACGTATCGCTAGTATGGCTGTATGCTAGTTTTTGAGGCTGAAGGTTCGGATGCACGAAATACAACGTCCTCCCAGTAGGAGATTCGATCATGTGTATCTCATCTAACTGATCCTCACTCCACGTCGCATCCATAAACTCACCTAAACCGGCTGCGGCTGAAGTGGTTGCTGTCCCGATAAAAGTGACCCTCGCTGTTAACGTGTTCTCTGATTCGGCCCTTACCGTGACAAAAAATGTTGCGTTATTAGGGACAAACGGGAATATTATTTCATGATCTGTAGAGATAACCGAAGCAATATCGACCGCGCCCTGAGTCGTACCAATATTAATGATTAACTTTTCAGTGTTTTGTTGTGCAACGACAACCGTATGCTCGTCAGTCGGCAGCGCAATCACCGTCGCCTCTTGAGATATTTCGACAAAGTTGGTTGTAACTTCTTCGATTTTTACTGAATCTAAAACAATGGCAGAATTAGGATTAATGCAATCCAGCGTTATCCAGAAACCTGCTGCAGCTGGCGTAAATAACAATTCATCACTCATTGCTAACGTGATATCTAAATAAGTGCCATCGCCTTCGGTTACGCCAATTTTTACATCGAGAAAATTGCCCAAGAACTCACCACTAATGATAATGCGATATTGAACCGCTGCGGTGGGGACTGATAGTAGTTGAGCAACACCTGCGTACTCAACACCAACTGGACGAGGAATAAGAGTTACCGTCCCGTCAGCAAATGTCACACTAGATAACACATGTGATTTTCGTATCGTCCAACCTAAACCATCAAAAGTGAAATCGGGATTTAAGACATGGTTAATATTGAGTGGTTCTGGCTCTAAATCAACATGACCAATAACGAAACTCGCGGTTGATGAGATAGGGTTATTACTAACGAGCCAATCATCACCTGCGTTGGCAAAACTACCATTTAATAAGAGATTGTCTCCTAAAAAACTAGCCCCAGCGGCAATAATTAATAGTTTGCCTTGAGCTAAAACAATATCGTAATAGGCAATTAAGGTGTAGTAGCGTTGGCGTGAAACCTGAAGAGAAAAAGCGCGAGCATTATTACCATCGACCTGACCAAAGTGTTCTAGACCTCGACGACGAAAAGCGCCGCCACGTTTATCAATAAGGACATTCTCTGCAACAGCCAACCCCTTCTGGTAAACGTCGTCTTCAGATCGACCAAAGTAACGCGGAGAGATCTCGCCAGCTTGAAAAGATGACTCTCGTTTTTGCAATTTACCCATATCATCTAACCACCGTAAAAGCATCGGAACGAGTATTGAATGATCGTCCCTGCATACCATCTGACGCGGCAGCAAGTTTTATTTTATCCGCATACATTCCAGCCATGTCTTTTTGTAATGAGCGGCTATTTGTTATGGGGATGGCCAAGTCCATTGCCATTCTGGCTGCCAGCGCCTGATCGAATGCGGGACTAAATTTATTTGTATCTACGACCTGAATCAAACAGCGCATAAAAATACGTGCTGCATTATTTGCTAGAATATGATCGCCTTCACGCGACCAATCAATACGGGTTTCGCGCCCCATTCCTGTTCCGCCGCGAGCAGTAGAACGAAAAGAATTCTCTTCATGTCCTGGTTCGCCACCTAGTGAAACCTGTAATACACGAATAACCTCTGGTGGTATTTGAAATGCTTTACTGTATCCGTAGATAGGCGTATCAACTAACTCGACTGGTTCTAAACGCTTAACAGCAAATGTCCACTCTCTTTCTTCCAGAACAGCATCACGCAACAGCGCATAATTAGCCTTACATAATTTTGCTTCTACGCTGTTATCGTTTAACGATATGATTAAATCAGCACCCAACCAACCTAGTGCTAAATTGCATATCTCAACCGGAGAGATAGCCATAAGTTAACTCAACTCTTCTGCTTTTTTTTCCAGCTTTTCGCGGGTTTTTTTTGTTTTAACTTTAGGACAAAAAGATTTTACTCGTTCAACCGGTAATCCGAATTGCGCCGCTACTTCTTCTGGCGTACTACCAGCTGCAACCATATTGCGAATTTTAACTGACTGACCTAATGTAATTTTTTTCATATTTACGCGTCCACTAATGGTGCAACAACTAAGCCGCGAGTTGGTGTGTGGTAAACACCTGAATCCGCTGTAAGCGTGACGCCGATATCAATTACAAAAGCCGCATCTTGCGCAGCAACAACAACTGTTCCGGTTGTTGGTGTGATGGTGTAAACCAGCTCACTGCCTCCAGGTACATCTGCCTGTAGTCCAGTTTCAATCGTTCGGGTAATACAACGGGTATAAGTAATAAAAATTACACCATCTATTGTAATAACAGCAAGATCATCTCCCGCTGTATACTCAGGTAAGTCTACCAATGCCATGATGTTCTCCTATGGTGTTGCGACTAGACCGCTTTCACGCATCCAATCAATCAACATATTAAAAGCGTTATCAATAATGTTTGTGCTGCCATCATTACTCGTCACAATTGTCGTGCCGACACCGATTAAAATATCGTTAGCAGACACGTCAAGAATGTTTACGGTTTGAGTAATGTTATTAACACTGTCAATATCAGCGAATGTATAAATAGACGCACCGGTTGCGGATAATTGATTATTGTCGCGCATGTGTGTTGCGAGTGTTCGCAGGCCATTTAAAATTTCATTGTGACGATTAAGGTTAACTGTTGCTCCGATGACACAAATAATCGCATCGTCATCGGGAGCCAGTACTGTATCTGTCTGAACAACTAATAATTTGTCGCCTGTGTTGTTAGGTAAGACAGTCATCTCATATTGTTCTGCCATGATGAACTCCAATTAAGCCGTCCGTGGCCATTATGATTAGATTGTGTCGGCGAACTTGCCCCAAACGATATGCTCATCTTCCACACGAACTGCACCGAATGTTGACTCACAGTAAATTCTCCACGCAAATGAAACGCTTGGATCTTCCTGAACGCGAACCAACATATCTTTATTCACTTGAAGACCTAAAGCGCGCTTAGTCATGGCAAAACAGTCAAGTTGATCAACTGAAGGAACATTAAGGCGGGTAGAATAAATCCACGTAAAACCTAACCAGTTGGGTGCAATGCCATACTGTTGTAACTGCTGAAGGCGAACGTAATCTGATGATGTATTCTCGGTCAACTGCATGAGCTTACGAACCTGCTTAGGCCCAACAACAAAAACTTTCGGCTCACTCGGGTCGATATCATTATTCATGAATCGTTCTTGAACTTCTGTTACCGCGTCAAAAGTGATGCCGGTTGTATAATCACCGACTACCTGATTACCTGCGTTTACAACAGCAAGATCATAAGTCGTTACACCATCACCATCCAATGCGAGACCCGTTGCAGCGGTAATGATTTCATCATCCCACGCACGGCGCATCGACATCGCTAATGACATAGCTAAATTACTATTAGGATCGACCAACATCTGAACGATATCTTCGCTCTCAGTTGAATCGGCGTTGTGATATGTTTTTGCAACAGATAATCGACGAGACCAAGGCGTGTCAGCAACGGGTGTTGCGACTAAACGACCTGATTTGAGACTCGCGTCACTAGACCCCAAACGCTCCCACGCATGATCCTTGCCATTAGTGCCACGCTCCATAAGATGTGGACGGAGTTTTGTTTCGCTTTGCTGCGCCAAGTGACGCAAGGTATTCTCGAACGTCGATATATATACATTATCAACAGTATTAGCCATGATCGGCTCCTATATTACTTAGAAATAAAATTTCGTCGTAAGATAGGCACCAATCGCGGCGGTCTTTTTCGGCTTACTGATTGCTGTCAGTCGCAGTATTTTGTGGGTCTAATAAACAGATGAGGCCACCGACAATATATAACACTGGCGTTATTTTTTGTCAACTTGTTAAGTATCAAGCGAGGCCCTGAAGGCATCTGTTTCGTTTTTTTTGCGTCCAACTTCGGCATACTTATGTAACTCAAAATTACGTTTCACTGCCGCGTCATGATCAGGGTGACTGTTATTTAATAACGGGCCATCTTTATCGGCCCACAGTTCAGCTATACGAAGTGTAGCTTCACTTGGCGTCATAACTGATGACTGATCATTTGGCTGTCTACCAATATTGACACCTTCCCCCTCAAACCCCTTAAGCACTTTGTCTAACGCTTTCATGTCATCAAGATTCAGTTGGCCGCTTTCAACAGCGGTCACAAAGTCCTCACTAAAACCGGTTTGTTTTACGAAGTGACCAAGACTAGAAACCTTCTCGTTATAAGTTCCACCCCATTCATCTTTTAAACGATTAACATGTTGATCCCGACTTCCAGCGGCCAGATCTAATTTGCCCTCATAATCGCTCGTAATCGCATCAGCAATCCCCTTCATTTGATCTTGCGTTACGCCTAGGTCGTGAGCCTTCCCCGTCAAGGCGGTCATGCTCTCTTTTATCTGGTCAGGAACAGACCCCAGATCATAATCAGCTGAATTTTTTGGACGCCCCAGTCTATTCCAGACGTCATCCCATGCTTCGTCGGGATTTGGTTTTGCTATTAGGTTTGGTAGTTTTGCCATTAACTCAGTATTGAACTTATTACGATCATCAACTGATGCGTCGGTACTGGGAAGACGAATTGCGGTACTCCTAAAATTACGTCCATCAATAGCAATTTTGGCCAGTGTCTCAATGTTTTTTACATTTTCCAGTACACCGCTTGACTGCATCTCAACGGGCAACTCGCTGCGCCAGTCTTCAGGTAGTTCTAAACTCATAATTGTTTTCCTTCTGTTCGCCAGTTGGCGAGTTGTCTTAAGTAAGCGACTACATCCCGTCGCCCCAGGTTGTAGTAGGTTTCGTGTGAGTCGCCGCCCAATAATTCACCGTCGTAAAATTCTTCTTCCAGAATACGGATGATTTCTTTTCCCGCTTCTGATTGCATAAAACCTGACACCAAACTCTGCTTATGCGCGAGTCTGGCTTTTATTTTGTCGATGCCCTGACTCACTATGCTGGCCCCTCGACACCGGCTTCCTGTAATGATTGCGCGCCAGCGCCAACAGCTTGCATTGCCTGTCCCTGCATTCCTGCCTGCTCCAGTTGTTGTTGCTGTAATGCATCTTGCTTTTCAGCGTCAACCATTTCATCAACTTCTTCTTTAGAGCGAACAATCGTTGCAGGAACATTTGCCGCTTTCGCCATTTCGCGTCCGTAGTTTTGAGCATCAGGCAGCATCCTTAGTTCAGGATATAACTCGCCCAACTCAGCCATGTCTCTCATCCATTGCGACATAGCACCCAACATATCTGATTTTTGAGCGCGCCCCATCGGCCCAATGTATTCCACATCTAACTCAGCACTTTGTTCGGCTAATACATCAGGCATCGGGGGAAATTGTCCGGCACGAAAAAGAATTTTAAACGTGCGCTCCAACATGGGGTTCAAGAAGTCAGTTTGCAGTCGTCCAAAAACAGGGCCGAGTAATCGCTGCATCAAATCGTAACGTGCATTTACTTCTGTTGCGGTCATCGCAGGGCTTTCCTTCAGCTCTAGACGATCAACCAAGAACATACGATTAATATTCTGCCTTAGATCCATTATTAATCCTTCAGCAACATCAAAACGCGCACCAGACTCATAGACTTTTGCGCCATTAATATCTCGAACAACCGTCAAGCCTCCGGCGCTTAAATCCAGATCAGAAAGAAGTCCGCGCTCTGTTACTAATGAAGGAGGATCAATCGCTTTTGCTGCTGCACTTAACCGCTGCTCAACCATTGTGTTTAACGTCATTACATCTGATATCGCAATCGTACCTGCACCAAAACCCCACATAGAACCGGATGCTTTTTGATAACGGGGGAGATATGCTGGCATCTCGTAATAACCACCGACGTCACCTATTTCATCGGCACTAGCATGAAGAATATATTTACTTTCAAACGGACGCTGTTCAGGCGTTAATAATGTAGATGTATTTGCTTTTTCTTTTCCTTTTCGAGGGTAGATAGCAAAAATAACAGTGTGTTTTTCATCAGCTTGTCCTGGTTGCTTCGCTTTTTCTTTTATATGATCTGGAACCTTCTCACCAAACTTCGTTAAGATCTGTAATGCTGTCCACTGAAGACGACGGAAGAAATGTTCGATCTGACCTTTGTGATTCTGTTCAAAGTAAACCTCACGAATGGGGAGCGCAGAAAAATCAATCCCTTTCCATTCCACTTCGCTTTCTGCTTCCTCAATAATGCAGGAATTACCAAAACAAACTAAGTCCTGATATGACTCGTTTACTTCTAAGTTGAAATCTGAGTCCTGTAGTGCATACCAGATTGTTTCAGCACATGATTGTAACCACTCAGTGGCCGCGTCTTCCAGATTCAAATTGTCATTGCGAAAACGTAGGCTGAACCATCGGGTACTTGGACTGGTTAATGCGCCATGAATTGAACTGGCCAATGTATTAGCTGCCAAAATAGCGGTTGAATCAAACACGTCCCTGCCCCGCCTCCAATCAATTTCATGCTCACTCGATTGATCTTGAAAAAACTTACCGCCTCTTAATGGGGTAATAAATTTCTCAATCAAATCCCAGTCTTGCTCAACCGTTTTTCTGATACTCCACAGTGCATCATAACGCTGCTTTATTTCTTGTGCGTTCATGACGCCCCCATTTGTCTCTTATGATAAATAAAATTTTTTCTTGCAATGGCTTCTTCTTTTTTTTTAATAAAATTAAAATCATCAGTCCGCGTTTTTCTATTTAAAGATCAAACGACTAATGACATTGACGTTTTACTTTTGGTTTAAAATGTCGCCTATCCGGTCTCTCTGCATGACGAACACTCATCACGGCATAGCGAGTCGCCGCCATAATGTCGTCATCTTTATCGACGATCTTGTGATCCTTATGGTGGTAATTCCTGAACTCCTGAAACCACTCAGCTAGATGATCGAAAACTTTTAATCGCCCTTCCTTCATTCGTGTACTCATCTCTACCAAACCAGGCATAACCTGAATCCCGCCCATACCTTCTTCTTGCCCCTCCTTTGGTGGGTTGGTAAATTTATCTTTAAGCAGGTTGACTCCGTACATTCGGTATTGCCCCTGAATAGAATCCCCCATACCAAATTGTTTGTTTCCGTCGTGAGGCCATGCGATAGGGATTCGACCTCCGTCACGTTGATTAATGTAAGGAGCGATTTCGACAATCTCTCTTTTTTCGACACAAAGAACATCGTAAATATAAATAGTGGTTGTCTCTGGATCGACAGCAATCCAAACGACAGCGGTGGGATGGGTGTAGCCGAAATCTATGCCGGCAATTCGTGGCCAGTGGTCTTGTATCGGAAAAGCGGGAATTGAAATATCTTCTTGAGCATAAGGAAAAACCAGACCCGAACCCAAAACAGGTTCACCTTCTGACCGCATCTTTATTTCGTGCGGCATCATGGCTGTCATAGCGGCGGTAATTTTTTCTTCAGTTAAGTGACCTTCTGCGCCACTACGTCTGAATTGTTTCTCAAATTGAACGGAGTATTTTCCTAAATCTAAAAAAAAGGTAGTGCCGGCGACATCTTTCCATCCGGCTTTATGCAATGACCACGCAGAATCTTCTGCGTCCATTAATTTGACGACACCTGTCGTTCCGTTCTCAGGAGTAAAGGTCATGAGAATAACCCCACCTGTATCAACAACAGACCGAATGGCTTGCGACATTATCTGCTCTGGTGGCTCTTCATCTAACCAGTTAATATCTGCCTTATGCCCCATCCATGTTTCTTTAGGCATGTCGTAAGCTAAAAGCGTTACTTTTGACCAGCCGCCTGAGACATGCTTAACCCAAACGTGATACTTGGCTTCGGGGACACCAGGTTTTCGCATGGCGTCACCGATCAAGTGTTTCGGTATCCAGCCTGTCCCCCATGATGCGTGAAAAGTGGGATCGCCAAATAAGGCGTTCTGAATAAGGTCACGGGTTTTTTCATTATTCTTACCAGCGGCCACTACCTTCACCGGACTGGTGTAACGTCTGCCTTCCCACCAATCAGGGTAGAGACCTGTTGCGTGGTAAGCGACTTCCGCTCCACCACAATGAGTTTTACCGATACGATTCCCCGCTCTAAGGCAGCGGAACTTTCCTAAGTCATTATGAAATGAAATTTGGTATTGATACGGATCATAATGATCTATAGCGTTCGTTGATTCGTGCTTTTCTAATTCCAGATACAGCTCATCTAAGTCAGATAACAAGCCTGAAATATCTGGAGCCGAGTTAGACATACGTCCTCCATAAAAAGATCAAAAAAAATGTAAATATTTTTTGGTGGGCGATATTCAATAAAAAAATAAAAAAAATAAGAAACTATTTGGTAAAAAAAAGAGTCTGAATTATTGCAACTAACGATGCAAAAACACTCATCTATTTTTTTTAAGAGGTAGCCCCAAAAAAATGAAAAACAAAACAGCAATATTAATTTCATCTATTGTTTTGTCAGTAGCAACTCTGTCACCAGCTGTCATGGCTCACAGATCAAAGAATGTCGATAAGAAGGAAACAATCACCGCCACAGAACTAGTCAATGAGATAAAACTGAATGACCGAGAAAAAAAAGAATCCCGTGAAGCCGACCCAATACAACCCGTTGAAGGTGCGGTCTCACAACACCGCTATGTACAGTTCCGACCATAAACAGGAGAATTTAAAATGAATAAAACATTAATAGTCGGAGCAGCCTTAACACTATTAGTTAGCACATCGGTTCCAGCGGACAATTGGACATCTCAATGGGAGCCAACAGACGACTGGATAAGGATAGATAAGGGGGTGTTCCTGCAATTAGCTGGATGGAGAGAACAATGCACACAAAACTGTTATCCCGTCTTCCATACTCACCACAGGGAGGAAGTTGGTTTCTTTATCAATATAAAAACAAAGGAGTTGGCTAGTGTTAAAGAGGACAATGATCCATCAATAAGGTTCTTATCACAGTAACGTAAACTCGTCACTCTCCCAGTCATGATCATTAAAACTTCATGACTGAGAGATTAATTAACGCTTACTGCCTTTATCTAAAAAAAGAGAGACAAAAAACTGCGTTTGGTTTTTCCTAAAAAATGATAGGGGAAGCTAAGAGGGTTTCTGGGGTTAAGGGGGGTTTGGGGGGTACCCCTCCAATAGTAGACCACTAGCATTGCCTTTGATCTAAGCAAACATATAGTTTGCGTTTCCTTCTACCGTCAGTGGTAGCTACAGAGTTAATCAGATCCAGGCCTATTGGTGTTATCTACGAAGCAGGTTACGGAATTTTTATATTCACAGATAAACGCATCTCTAGTCCGTTTGGTCTCCTGTCATACAGGCTCATTAGCTTTTATTTACTTATTATCTACACATTGATACAACTATATTAATTAACATCTGGTTATTCTTTTTTATTGTCGTGTGAGTGAGTAAGCAGAATATGCCATGCCAGTACTTACCAGCTAATTAATAACTAAAAACATAAATAGACAGATAATAGGCGCTACAGGAATAAATTAATTACTAGTATCAGGACAATAAAAAAACACAGTAAATGGATAGTCATACATTTTAGCCTATTCCATAATATTGTATAAAGAATACAATTATAAAATGAATACCAATGGATGCAGCACCTAAGTAAGTAATCATATATTTTCTCCAGTTAGTTGGGATATTCTTAATTGTGTTCGTTTAATCTCTGCCCTTATGTCTATCCGGTTTCTGTCTGTTTGTTTGTTCGTGTCAGGTTTATTCTTTCCGGCATATTCTATTAATAAACTCGCGCATTTAGCTCTTATGGCTGGAGCCGTATCTTCGTCTGCCGTTATTTGATATAAGACACTGTACCCCAGTGTAGCGCCATCCATTATTCGCTGATTCAATCGCGCTTCTATTTTATGCTGGAGCCTTCTATGTATCTCACCGGCTCGCTGTCTGGAAGTATCGCAGTCAACTCCTGCGGCTTTCGCGGCTTTCTCTAACGCCTTTGTTTTATTGCTGGGGTTATCTAAATAAATACTTATGTAGTGTTCGTCTAAACTCCCCGCGCTGATTCTTTTTTGTTTTTCTGCGGGGATCAATTCACCAGTTATCACGTCATCGTCTGTAGTGTTCATAATGTTTTTTTTCGTCACAAAATAAGCGCAATTAATCACATATTGTGTTGTGTTACATGTACACTTTTGTTATAATAAATTATGTTAAACAAAGAGGCTAAAAACATGAAATCAATACTTCCAATAGTTACTTTTCCGCAAGGTTACGAGACAGAATGCGAAGGCATTCTTCTATTCATTGACGCCAATCACTATGCACATATTTTGCACCTAGACGACATGACGATTTATGTCGGTGGTGAATGGCAAGTAAAAGAAACAAATGATAGCTGCCCTGTCGAATACATCGACATAAAGGCCGCCGCTTAACGAGTATTTTTATTTTTTATTAACCGAGTTAAATCAAGAGGCTATTCTTATGGACACTCAAATATATATTGCAGATCTTGCCGCATATAACGCCGGTCGTCTTCGTGGACGCTGGATAGATGCAAACCAGACACCAGACGAATTAAGCGGCGCAGTTAAAAGTATGCTGCTTGAATCACCTGAGTCAAATATCCCCTGCACAGTCTGCAATGACTGCGGACACATTGAACATTACGCGACACTCCCACACAAAAAAGGTCTTTCATTAGCTCTCGTTAATGGCTGGGCTGATCACGACGCGAACACTTGCGACTATTGCGGCTCTTCAGATCTTCGTCAGACTGTAACGGCTGAAGAATTTGCTATTCATGACACTGATGGAATAGACGTGGAAGAATACACCAGTCTTGAGACAGTATCAGAACTTGCAGAACAGTTAGCCAACAATGGCGACGCTTATCAAGCGTATATAGAACTGGTTGGTTCTGAATATGCAACCGCTGAAGGTTTCGAGAATCAATATATGGGTGAAGCCGACTCAGAAGAAAGTTTTGCTTATCAATACGCGGATGATTGCGGAATGGAAACAAGCAATTATTTCAACTGGGATCAATTCACCTATGAATTGTTCATGGATTATTCTTTCATCAACGGCCATGTTTTTTGTAGTTGATCAATTTAAGCCGGTTATTTTTTAGCCGGTTTATGTGGATCAACTAGAAAGAGGCTATTCCAATGAGTTATAAAACCGAGTTCCCCGATTTTGATTATATTCCCTTGCTGGCGTTTCATGAAGGCTGGTATGACACCAGCTGGCACAATGACACCTGCCCTTCATTTGAGCGGTTAACATTAGATCAATTCACAATAAAAGTGTTTTTTGACTACAAAAATATAAAAAAAAGAGAAGTAGACAGTGGTGAAAAGTTCTACGTTGCTCTTTATGACAAAGACAATGATTTTATAAAAGATCTTTTATTAACAGATTATGAAAATGAACTTCGTCTATTTTTAATTTCGATTGAATACACACGGAGCGCAGACTTATGAATATTTACGATCTTATTTATAACAGCTACGAGATAAATACCAAAGACTGCGATGAGGACGCAACCAATTACGCCAGAGGCACAGTGTTTAGTGAATATTCACTAAATAACGAAACAATCGGAATCTACAGACACGTCGATTCTGTTAATGGTGTTGATATCTATTACGACATCGCAGCTGATTACTATTTTTTCTCACCGACTGAAGAGGCTATTCAATCATGAAAATGAAACCATTAAAAAAATCCCAGCGTAAACTATGGACACCTGAAAACAATAGAGAGCTAGTTGACCTTTATAATAAAATGTTAGCTCTTCAGCTGTCCGACACTAAATACTCAAAAGCGCCCCTTGTCCGTGCATTAGCCACGACTCAAGGTAGATCAAAAGGCTCTATTGAGTGCAAGCTAATGAATGTGTCAGCTATCCGTCAAAATCTGTTACAACTTCCGATAGTAAAAGGCTATAAGGCCTTAGATAATTACAATCATGACTTAGCTGAAATGATATGCAATGATAACAATGTAGAATACGAACGTTAAACAATAGCCGAAACGCCGTCATACGGTGCTTTCGGCTTTTTTTTTGATCTTTTTTGTGTTTTTTTTGAAAGAAATAGAAAATTGCGAAGCTGGTGACACCTAAAAAGCATTAACCAGACTAGGCAAAATTGAATATAATAAAAACCAGGTTATCTGTCATTTAATGTCAGGCATAAAAAAAGGCTGGTTTCCCAGCCTTGATCCCCCAAGACAAAGAGGCTATTCCTTGAAACATTGGGGGTGATGATTCTAACAAAGAGGCTGCGGTGAAACAAACTAATAAAACAAATATTGAGTTGCTTGAGATCAAGGAAGACAATGAATTGACTCAAGCGGATATTGCAGACATGTTGAGCATCTCAGTAAATACGGTAAAGAGTTATCTGTGTAACCCAGAATCAAGCAGGTATAGGGATTTTCCCCAGTCAAACCTGAAGCATTTAAAAATGGTAGTACAGTATGAATTGTGGCAAAAAGACAACTAGCTTACAGATATCATAACAAATAAATTGCATAAAGCGACAACTATTGTCGTTTTATGTCGTATTACTTTTTAGCTCAATTTATTCTTAATTGAGTGCAGCGCGCTCTCTTCGTATGCATTCATAATCTCAAACAGTCTTTTGTATTTATCCTTCCAGATCCTTGACCAGACTGATGGGTGAACACCAATAGCTTTAGCCCTACTCCTGTCATTAAATATTCTTGTTCCAGTATATTCACTGATGGAAAGATGAACCAGACAAGGTAATCTACGCCTTTTCCATTTTCCTTTCTGCGCCTCTTCTTTAATTCTATCAATCAATAAATCTCTTAGCTTTTCATAACCAGACTGGTCATCAGAGTATTTAATCAATACTAGGTGATAACCAATTCCATTAATGGATGCACAAGCATGAGAAAGGTCGGCTGCATTTACACCAGGTATTCCGCTCAACCTCATTGGCTGGCAAGATTGAGGGCTTAGTTTTGAGATTAACTCAGTCACCAGAATACTCCAAGAAGTGAGTGACATCATTTAATGCCTTGTTTCTGGTTGTTTCATCTGTCGCATTTTTTACATCAAACAACAAATCGAGTGCGTTAATAATAATAAGATGATGTCTTTTTTTTGAAAGGTAAGGAAATTTATAATATAAACTACGGATGTCCGTCGAAACGGAGAAAAAATCATCGGCCATGTAAATGGAGTCAGGGGGGTCGATATCAATATCATGTCTTTTCATTTTTAATAGAAAAAGGGGGGCAACTTTAATGTTGCCCCCCCTCGTCAATCACTAATTAATAAAGTGTCTGACGAGGTGCGTGACAACTTACACACCGAAAGCCTCCTTTATTGGGGTGATGCCTCCTTTGCCAGAAGTAGACGCAAGAGTCATATCTTCACCTAACCCATAAGCTCCATTAAAAGAAGTAAACGCGCCGGTGGAAGCATAGCCTTTCGCAATGCCCTGCATTGCGTCACTCTCAGAACCATGACTCAAGGCAAACAGACTATCGTCGGCCTTCTCGTCGCCATGGAATTTATGTTTCAAGCTACCTATAGTCATAGTAGCCATAGCACCACCAGTACTATAAACAGAACTGCTAGAAGCGAAGGCACCGTCAGGATCAAAAAAACTAGCCGTTTCAGCGATAGCGATTGAGGCTGTCATTAATGCACCCGCAGCGATAGTCGCTGCAATTATTTCTTTTTTCATTAGAAGAATCCTCTGTTGATTAAAAAATTGTTTTCTAAAAAGCTCTCATCCATCTCGGCAGAAAACAAAAGAACCGAATAATTGGATGATCATGTTCCTGGTATCACCAGCAAATATAAAAATTAATCATATAATCATTCCTGTTTTTCGAGCCGACAATTCAGTTCGATATAATTCAATAACTAATGCAGATGTAATTCTTTTGTTTCTTACAAGCTCATAATCGTAAACAGCAGCGACGTATTTCTCTCGCCAGTGACAGTAGTCAGGGCTGGTTCGAGCTTCTGCATCTCTCAGCCCCAACGTATTACGAACTGATTTTAAAAGGTTCAATGACAATATTGTCTTCTCTTGCTTGTCTAAACCGTTCATATAGGCTTTAGCCCTAGCAAACTGCTCATCAGTCCCAGCAAGATACTCTGTACACTGATCAACTTCTTCTGTTGATATCATTTTGGCGACGCCTTTTTTCCGCTGCTGCATTTATCCCTAGAAAAGTATCAAGATGGCTGCGGGCTATATTTCGCTGCCCCTCAGTTAACGTGCCTGCATATTCCCTCATCTTTTTTTTATCTTTTTGATACAACTGAACTATTTTTCCGTTAATAACACCTTGATTATTTTTAAACTGTGGATCGTTATCTTGCGGCAATGAGAATAGCCCTCCCTATTATTTCTGGAATATGAGGTACTACTGCATTCCCTAACGCCTTTAATTTAGCCACGTTTTTGGGTACCCCATCAGTTCTGTGACGAACAGCTGGTTCAGTCGGTGGTTTGATGGGTCTGAATGCTGGTGGATAACTGCGTCCGGTAGGTTGTTTGTTAGTGGGTTTCTTTTTGACGCCTTCATTGCTTCTGGTGAGCGAGTGCCTTTGTAGTCTCTTGTTGTTGGCGTAGGCAATAACCCAGACCCGCTCCCTTCTGTGTATACCTCCGACACTGCAAGCTGGAATAATAAACGTTTGGCAGGCGAAGCCTTCACTCTCCAGATCATGTAGCATATCGTCGAGTGCCAAGGTGATGAAACCAATAACGTTCTCACCAATGACGATAATGGGTTTGATTTCTTTAATAAGGCGAAACATTTCTGGCCAGAGATTTCGATCATCTTCTTGCCCTCGTCTGTTTCCGGCGATGGAATATGGCTGGCAGGGGAACCCTCCGCAAATAATGTCAATTGCTCTAATTCCATCGTCATGTAATTTTTTTACCGTTAACTCTTTAATGTCCGTGTATACAGGAACACTTGGCCAGTGTTTTCTTAAAATAGATTGAGGGAACTCTTCTTTTTCACAAAAAGCGACAGTATTGTGACCTGCTCGTTCTAACCCCAAACTGAAACCACCAATCCCAGAGAACAAATCCAATACTTTCATTGACTCCGTTCTGTCGTCAAGCGATTCATTTAATTATCGAAGCCATATGCTCATTATCAATTCAAAGAAAACCAGAAAAAGAGAGAATTCCTTGTTCTCCATCAATTCTTTTACTAATCATTCGCTTGTACTCTTCCTTCATAAAAATATACATTTCGTCCTTATCTTTCTTAGTCAGCTTAACAATCTCTCTATGTTTTTTTTCCAGCATATCAATGACAGAATCACCACGATAATTCCTGACCCACTGATTAAATGTTATTGGATTCCCACCCAGATGCTGATGACACGAAAAACAATGAGCGACGGCATTAAGTGGTTCCCATCTAGTTGCTCTATGACGCCGTGAGTAAAAATGAGAACAATGCAGTCCTTGCCTGCTGCCTTCAGGGTAATATCGACCGCAACACTGGCACGTCCAGTTGTCTCGTTCTCTAACACTGTCAGAAAACAACTTGTCGAACTTGTCACGCTTCATCCCCATTAGTCAGCCAGTCGGTATTCAGAATATCGTTTGCCATTTTTTTTTCTACTTTTACTTATGATTTTGTGTCCCGCGTTCTTTAAATCACCAATGCGAGCGGCCAGCCGAAAACACTCAAACATGTTAAGTGCCTGGATAGCATCTATTGAATTGTTGCTTTTTAAATATTTAAGTATTTTTTTATTCTGGCTTCTCATCTTTTTTGCCTAAAAGCTTATTTAATGCCGCTCTTCCAATACTTCTGTTTGTATCTGGCGCTCCCATCGTCTTGTACTCACAAAACGACTGACCTCCTTTTCTAATAACGTCTTCATCCTTCTTACTGAATGACAGCGACTTCTTTAACCAGTTTTTAAAAGCCACATTAAAATAAGACCTTTTTTGTTTTGTCTCTTTATGCCAAAAAATAAACGCCATCTTCTCCTTATCTATAGTGTGCGAAGAGATTCCCATACTCTTACACCAATCAATAAGATTATCTGACGGGGTATAATCATCTCTAATAATCTCTGCTTTTTTTTTCACTGGTTGTTTATGGCCTTATTTTTCATGCAAAATCCATATCCAGAGACAGTACTAATCCCAAAGACGCATCATCTATGATGCGCTCTGAACTATGCAAAAACCCAATAGAGCCGTCGAATGCACATTCACCAGTTCAGGCTACCCTTACCTCTTATCTCTTTTAACTTCAGAACGTCTGGCGATTAATCCCTATTCTGAAGATTTTTTTATGCTGGCCAAACGGAGAACACCTTGTCAGACCTATATACCAGCAACCACTCACAGTGGGTAAAAATGATCTCTCATGTCTTTATAAGAACAGGCGTTACCTGTCGCTTTAGCTAACACCATCATCGTTTTGGAGCTAGGCTGGCATCTACATGGCCGTTTATAACGATAATGAGATGCCAATGGTTTAACTAGGGGGCGAATGTAATTGACCTTTATTGAGTCAACCGACGTCCCCGCACTCTTTGCAAACTTTTTGCGTTCCTTTGCTGACAGTGTCGAATACCACAACTGAAATTCAGATTGCGCGTGACGAGGAATAGGTGCTGTCATTACTGGAAACATAAAAATACATAACGTTTTATAACGCGACTGTCGTGTTCTGTCAACTATTTTAAAAAGTGTCAGGCGAAGTGTTATTTTTTTTTTTTTGTTTTATACTCGACAATATGAGACATAAAAGAGAGGTGATGATTGATGGACACGGTTGATGAAATTCGCCTAAAGAATTTGCAGCTACTGATGGATTATGGTTCAGGGACGGTAACTTACCTAGCCGGCGAGTCAGGTATTAGCCGATCCACACTATCGTCGGTAATGAACGGAAAAAAGATGTTAACCAAACACGCACGAGTTATCGAAAGAGCTTTTGATAAGCCGTTTGGTTGGCTCGATTTATCGCACAGCTCAAAAGGCATTGTTGAATACGACAAGCCCACACTGAGTTCAGCACTAAAATGTCTTTATGGCATAAAAGAAATGACAGCACTATACGAGGATCTCTCCGTCAAAGGAAAAACAGACTTACTGGATAGGCTTATCCTTATTTTTTCTGATCCTGTGGCGAGAGAGTTAAAACCAAAAACACTTATGATTATGTTGGGGGTTACTAATGATAAAAAAGGAAAAACCAAGAAAAGATCAGCTTTTGCCAAAAACGGTAATAAGACTGGTCGAGCTAAATCGAATCCTGAAAAATAAAGACGCATATATAAGAAAACATGAAGCGGAAATCGCTTTAACGAGCGGAAACATAATAAACGTGAGTTTCAGAAAGAAAAGATAGCCACGAGAATCCTTGTGGTTTTTTTCTCGCCCCCCTTTTTTGATAGTTTTTCAGATCTTACAGTATTGACAGTCTTAACGGTTTTTACTGTTTGATTGCTTGTTCACTTTTATCACTTTTATCACTTTTATCACTTTTATCATTTTTATCACTTTTATTACTTTTATTACTATTGATGGATCAACCCTCACGACGATATGTGACACACGCGTTGATTATTGTTATATTTGGAGTAATATACCGGCATGTCAAAAGTAAAAGAACAGCTTTGGCGTGAACCTGAATATGACTCTGAAATATACTACGAACAGGAACCTGTCATGCACATATCAAAAATGATTTCATCGAAATTCATAAAATCTGGTGATGTTGAACAGCCAATACTAGTGACCATTAATGGTGTTAGTAAGCAGAACGTTGCCAAAGAAAACGAACAGCCTGTAATCAAGTATCTACTGAACTTCTCCGATCATGAAAAGCCACTTGTTTTAAACGTAACCAACACTCAATTATGTGCATCAGCCTGTAACTCAGAAGAGACTGAGGACTGGACTGGCCATCAGATCGTATTGTATAACGACCCAACAATTATGTATGGAGGTAGCTTAACAGGCGGCGTCAGGATTCGCGCACCAAAAAATATAATACAAAATGAAACCAAGTTCCCCGAAAAGAACAACGGCTTCAACGATGATATTGGCTTCTGATGGCGGATTATGCATCTGAGTCTGGTCATTGGTACACAAGGGACGGTGCCCCTTGTTATCTGGTAAAGGGGAAAAATGGAAAGATACGAAACACGACACTCAGGGACGCAAGAACACTAAAATTAGTTCCATCAGTGACTGAAGTAATGAAGATTGTAGCTAAACCAGGTTTAGAGCGATGGAAACAAGAACAAATAAAATTATCGTCGCTTACGTTACCAGCAAACGAAGGAGAAACGCTCGATGAGTTCTCCAATAGGATAGATGCGGATGCCAACAAGCAAGCCATCGACGCAAGAAACATGGGAACAAGTATTCACGGCGCTATTGAGAGGTACTTCAAAAATGGAGAAGTCGGCAAACACAAAAAAATAGTTGAGAAATTAATATCAGAGCTAAAAATTGAATTTGGCGACCAGTTGTGGTCTTCCGAAAAGTCGTTCTCTCACCCATCAGGCTTTGGCGGAAAAGTTGACTTATATTCTAACGAATGGGTTATTGATTTTAAAACCAGAGATTTTTTAAAAAAAGATTTAAAAAAAAACTTCACTCTTCCCGACAACCTAATGCAACTGTCAGCTTATAAATACGGATTAAACTTAAAAAAAGCAGAAACAGCCAGTGTTTTTATATCAAGAACTGAAGAGGGATTAATAAAAGTCGAAAAACATAAAAATAAATTGAACTTTTCTTTTGGAAAATTGTTGTCATTCTGGATGGCGTTAAAAGACTATGACTCTAGTTATAGTGGGAGTAACATCACCAGTCCAAAAGAGGAACCACGTAATGATAGCAACTCAAAAAGTAAAAAAAATATCTGATTGGCAAAAAACACTCGCGGCTCACAAAAAATCAAAAAAAAAAGAACCTGTGTTTTTAATTACCGATCTATTCCCTGAAGATGCCGATCACCTACTGGAGGTCAACGAGAGAAATCGCCATATACATGTAAAGACAGTTGACCGATATAAACGCTTCATGAGTAGTGGGAAGTGGCAGCTAAATGGTGAATGCATAAAGATAGGGGCTGATGGATCTCTCCTTGATGGACAGCACAGACTTGAGGCATTAAAGCAGTTAGATAAACCAATAAGAGTATCATTAGCCATTGGCATTGATCCAAGAACTTTTTCAGTTAATGACACGGGGAGATCTAGAACAGCTGGCGATATATTATCCATAGCTGGATACAAGAACGTAAATGCTAACGCGGCAGCACTGCGATATCTAATATGGTATCAACAGTCGGAAACGTTCTCTACGCGAGTAGATATATCACCTTCAGATATACTGTTCGCGATAAAAAAATGGCCGCATATAAAACATTTCGTGTACCCCGCAATCGAATACAAGCACTTAATTCCAAGCAGTGTTGTGCAGTTCTTTATGTACGTGACTCAAACAATTAATCCAGAAAAGTCATTTTGTTTTTTTAGTAAGCTGTTGACCGGCGAGGGATTAGAAAAAAAATCAAGCATCTTACAGTTGCGAGAAATGCTACTAAAACACAAACTATCTAATGTGCATATGGATAAGCGACATAATCTCGCCTGCCTTGTCATTGCATGGGACTCCTTCATCGAAGAGAGAACAGTAAAAAATGTAAAATGGAATGGTGTTAGTTTTCCGCTAATAACAGGAGCAGACCGGAACGTGATTTTTAAACGCAACTCAGGTTTTAGTTCAAATGACTTTGGTGAGCAAAACCATTAAATGCGACATTTTACGACACTATCGTTGCTTATTGTCACATAAGAGGATACCCTATAGTTATCTAATCAATAACTATAGGGCATCCATGTTACTTACCATAAAAGACGTCGCTAAAGAGCTTCAATGCAACTACCAGACAGTTAGAAGAATGGTAGCCAGTGGCAAGATCGAAGCTATCCGCGTTAATGCACGTTGCATCAGGATTCACCCCGACAGTTTAGATAGATACATCAACACTAAACTCAAAGAGGCTAAATCATGCGAGCAACAAAAAGCAAAACAACTGGAAGATTCCAGTTCAGGTTCTACGACTCAGCAGGAGACCAGCAGTTCTTCTCGTCAAGAAAGGATTTCCCGAAGGGTATTAATCAAAGGCAGGCGGACGAAATAGCGACGAGTATTCATGAAATTCATGAAGCAGTATTGACTAAAACGAGCCGCCCTCTTCTATCAGATTGCGTAAACAGAATGATCGAACACCTAGCAAACACAGGTGTAAAAAACATAGACAACTATCAAAACCATGCAAACGCTGCACTAAAACACAATAGAGAAGGCAACACTATTGATGACGTAGTGAGAGTGTGCATAGAGATGAGAGACAGTATGTTAAAAGCCAAAAAAGATAACGGCTCTCCTAAATACAGTGGCAACACCATCGGTAAACGAATGTACATATATAAAAGAACGGCCAACTTGGCTTTTCAGGAATGGGACATTATCGACCAGCCTCTATCGCAAAAAATGAAAAAACCAAAAATACCAAAAGCAAGAACTCGCTTTTTGACACCTGAGGATTGTGGGCGATTAATAGATCAATGTGAAGACGACCAAACCAGATATGTTCTCGCTTTGTACGCATTGACTGGCATTCGCCATGCCGAATTAAAAAGAATGGGCAGCACAGACATATTAAAAAATCGCATTATCATTGACGGAAAAAATGGATCAACCCGATCATTTGCTATATCAAAAGAAGCCTTGGATATCGCAAGCAAGATAGATTTTCCTGTAACCAGAACATATGATCAGATGTATAAGTTCTTTTGCGATGCAAAGGACTTGGCTGGAGTTGAGGATTTTGGGATGCACGACCTTCGTCACACATTTGCTTCATGGCTGGCACAGTCAGGAGATGTATCGCTTCATCATCTACAGCAAGTTATGGGGCATTCGCAAATGAATCAGACATTAAAATACGCCCACTTGATGCCGGAGGATCTTGATGGCGTAGCAGTGAATTTATCAATAAAAGACCAAAAAAACTGAGCCTAAAATAACAAACCCCCAGAATCAGAGAATAATAAGGCCGTAATGTTTTTATTAATCTCTGATTCTTTTTTCTATAAAATATCAAAAAAAACCATCCATCAACGACCTTGAATACAGCTAAAAAAAATTACTTATTTTTTACTTAAAAAGTGAATTATCCCCTATATAGAAAACAGTAAGTACTACATATAGTATTAAGTAAAGAAAAAGAACACTATATGCTGTAGGTATCAATGATAAATTGAACTGTTAATCCGTTTGTCCCTGGTTCGAGTCCAGGTCGGGGAGCCACATTCTAGAGGCCTCTTAGCGATAAGGGGCTTTTTTTTTGAAAAAAAATATACTTAAAATATACTTAAAGTCCCCCCTTTTTTTCCAAGAGCCAGTCATCTTTTCCGCAAAAAAATAATAAATATCTAAGCTTTCAATAATTCCTTGTCACGGGGGTATCTCTAAAAAAAACAACACTTCATTCAAAAAAAGAATAAAAAAAAAGAAACAGCATTCTAGATATTCCTATCTCGAAAAATACCCCTTGATTTTATATGGATATCCTGAGCATCCATAAGAAACAAATTGATCCATATCAACTTCTTCATTAGGCGCTAAAGGCTTAATTAGTCCCCCTTCCCCCTACAAAAAAAAGTGATTTATGAACAACAGCATAATATTAGCGATAGCTCTTACTGCCCCCCTTTTGATCGGTTCGTTATCAGCGGACGCCAATAGACCCCCTATGCCTTCAGGCATGGCGGCCAGCCACGCCAACTCAGACTGCCCTGGTAACAACAAGGGTAAAACAGCCAAAAATAAAAAAAGGAGATGCACCAACATGAAAAACGAGGCCCAGAGTGACTGCACGCTACACAATGTGCTTATGGGGATTGACGATGATAAGGCGAAAGAAAACTGTTACATAAGGTCACAAAAGGTCTTCCATGCCTGCATGTCGAGAAAACCATGAGAGACAGCAGGGTGATAGCGGAGCGAACGATTCTTTTTTCTGAAAAAAACAGCGAAGCAAAAAAGCCGTTAACGATAAGGATATTTGCTCCAGTAAAAATAATTGAAGATAGACGGGGGGGGTACCTATACGCTGGCGATTACGAGTGCATTGTTGAATTCAGTGAAATACTCGATAGCTATGAATGTCACGGAGAGAATGAGATACAGGCTGTTTTTTTCGCCTCAGATATAAGACATGCACTAATGGGGCTAACTGATGAATATGATTTTTTTTTCCTCGAATCAAAAAAGCCACTTTTTGATAAAGAAGGCACGCCTAAAGAAATAAACGAAGAACTTGGTGAAAAAAAAAGAATTAAAAAAAACGATGATAAAAACAGAGGATAATATGAAGGTAGAAGCACCTGTAGCAGAAAGAGAGATCACCGTCCTTATCAAAAAGACAGGTGAATATAAAAAAGTGAATATACGAATCGGCGCACCGTCCCAGATGAGACCAGTTAGCCTTATTGGTTGCGACGTTGACTGGGGATGGCTGGCTAACAAGGAAGCCGGCCCCATATTTTTACCTTCACGCTGTTATGGGAAAGATTCAATTCATGCTATTCGCAATGCAACAGACATATGCGCTTACTTAGATGTAACAAGGGATCTATACGATTATTTTCTTCCTTCGGGTGAGCCTCTTTTTGACGCCAGTACTGATTTTGACAGAACAAAAAAAGAGGTGGAGTTGCTGAGAAACATAAAGCAACGACTCATCAAGCTGGAGGCGGCTATGCATCAGCCGGAAGATTAAAATTTGATACTTACGTTAGAGCGGTAATCTTGTAGTCTCTATCCCAATCAATTCTGGCCATGAAATAGCCCTCAGAGGTATTAGGGTGAAAGCCATTAACGAGAGCGAGCTTTCCGTTGTACCTAACTAATGACCAGATTCTGTGGTTCTTATAGGGGTCATGCTTTCCATCATCCAGCTGATTAATAAATACAGAATCAAACATACAACATCTGAAGCCATAAGCCGAGTCGGATTGGGGTCGTTCGGGGTTTCTAATGGGTTGAAAATAGCTAATCCATTCTGTCATTGTCATTTTATTATCTCCAATATTCTGTCAGGGGGGGGAAATGATGGAGTTATATATAAATGATAATGAGAAAAAAACGTAGAGCAAGCAGCCCGCATTGCAGACAGTAGTGAGGTAGCTATGGAAAAAAACCTATGGAAAAAACTACAGCAGGGACGTAATTCTGTACTCTCTGTTCCAATCAATTCTGGCCATAAAAAAGCCTTCGGCATTGTTGGGGTGAAACCCATTAACTAGAACGAGCTTTCCGTCATACTTAATTAGTGACCATATTTTATGATTTTCGTAAGGGTCACGATCTTCAGCAGCAGACTGATCAAGACAGACAGTATCAAACATGAAGCGTCTAAAACCATAGGCCGTATCGGATTGAGGGCGTTCGGGGTTTCTAATGGGCTGAAAATCATCTAACCATTCGTTCATTGTCATTTTATTATCTCCAATATTCTGTCAGGGGGGGGAAATGATGGAGTTATATATAAATGATAATGAGAAAAAAACGAAAGTCAATTATATTTGGTGAGAGAACGCCC